AAATAAGAAGAACAATATTAATAATCAAAACAAGTATAATTAAATGGAAAATAAATCAATGTTAGCAGGTTTAACTGCAGAGGAAAAGAAGCAACTACTAAAAGAGTTGCAGAACGAAGAAAAGCAAGAACGTGTAGGAAAGCGCAACGCTTACGAAGCTTTAAGAAAAGAACTACTTCTACAGGTTGAATCTAAGCTATTAGCAGTAGCAACAGATGTAGCACTGTTTAAAGAGTGGTTAAACAAAGAATGTGAATCCTTTAAGGAAGTTATGAGTGAATATGGACAACTCAAAAAAAGTGAGCAGCGCAACTTTACACTTGTAAATGGTTCTTTCAAGTTGGAAGTGTCTTCAAATAGTGTAAAAGGCTTTGATGAACGTGCAAATATCGCAGCAGAAAGACTTGTGAAATACCTCGAGGAGTATGCAAAGAAAACCGATAAAGGCACTGCAGACCCAATGTATCAACTTGCTATGACGCTCTTAGAGCGCAATAAAGCAGGTGATTTAGACTACAAATCAATATCAAAGCTATACGCACTTGAAGATAAGTTCGACAACGAATATGCAGAGATAATGACACTATTCAAAGAGAGTAACGTCGTTCAGAAAACGGCACTTAATTACTATTTCTTCCTGTTGAATGATAAGGGCGTTTGGACCAAGATAGAACCATCATTCTGTAGGTTATAGGTCTTAAAAGATAAAGTGGGTATTGCGTGGGTAATACCCACTTTTTTATTGCAGGTAGAATTGGGTATTGCGTGGGTAATACCCAATTTTTCATTATTGCAGATAAAACTATATGTGTTTGTTTGGTTTTATGATTGGATTTTGTATATTTGCACCTATGGCAAAAGGTCGAGATAAAGAGCTCATCGAACTTCGAGATAAGAAGTTATTTGAGCGTTATTACTACTGGAGTGAAGTGCAACGCCTTCGTTTCGACGACACCATCCGCAAACTAGCCTTTGATGAATTCTTTTTAAGCGAAGCAACCACGCTAAGAATTATTAAACGCATGCTTACGGAGGGCGCAACTGTCGATGGAAAGACTATCAAAAATAGCCGTTATCAAGGTTTCAGACCTTCACGTCGAACGAAATCGAAGACTTCTGAACTTTCCTTTTTTGCTGAATAGCTTCTGAAATTCTACATGTGTATGTAGATTCATAAAGCTTTATCCCATGATTTATCGTTGTATATCTACTAGATGTGCGTATGAGTGCGCCATCGTTATTTGGACGAAAGCCTTGCAGTGTATTATGCAAGGCTTTTCTTAATTCCTCACGTTGCATAATTCTATCAATCGTTTTTGAATTTCTGTGCGTGTCATCATAGCAATCAATGATGAGCTTAACTATAACAGTACACTCTCCTTCTTGTTTCAATTCTGATAAATTATTCCATTGACAACTTGATGCGTCAATAAGAACTGCAGGATATGTCAGTGGGTACATGTCTTTATTTTCATCATCGATGGCGTCGAGTTGTCCGTAATCTTCATCCACCAGAGATAACTGAGGCATATTCTTATTTATTTCCTCAATCAAATTAATAATTAGTTCTTCCATATGCTTTTTCTTTTAATTCGTTTAACTTCTTTTCTATCATCTCTCTTAACTTCTGATTGAGCTCGTAGCTCTCACCTATAAATCTTCGCTGTGGGATTTTTAGTGTCTTCTTTTTTGTGAGTGCAAGGCTCATCCACATTTTTGCTTCTGGTGGCATCGTATCAAAACTCATCTTTGCTTTTTTGTCTTTATCTTTGCCTTTCTTTTGTCCTGCAATTGAATAAGCCTTTGCCCAAAAGAACTTCTTCATTTTGGGTGTAACAGTTATCGTTGCGCCATTATTATGATAGTTTGCGTATGGTTGTGGGTTATTTATAATAACAGTGCCAGGCAAAACTTGCGAAGAGATACTTCGCATAAGCGTATCAGTTCCAGAAGTCAAAGGTTTATAACGACTTCCATACCTTTGGCGAACGGTTGTAGCCCAACTTTTATTGCCATTATTGGTGAAACCACCCTGTCTAAAGTTGTTTTTAAAGTGGTTTGTTGCAATTATGGCAGCCTTACGAGGTAGCTCGTTTTGCGCTGCTTTTGCTATCTCTTCAGGGCATTTTGATATGATAAAAGCAATTTCTTTGGGTGATATTGACATTTTTATTGCATTTTATTTGGATTGAATTTAATTAAGTGCTATATTTGCAACATAAGATAGAGATAATGATGGTGTCAGTTGGGAGACACGTAGTTTCGAAAGAAGGTACTTATCGTAGGGTCGGAGCCTACCATTATATCTATCTTATTTTTATATATATAGATGCACTAATATTATCTTCTTTAATATACCCTGCAGTAACAAAGTGGTTCAAGTCTATCTCTTTGTGATTAAAGCTAATTTTTTTATTTATATTAAATATATATTTTTGTATTTTATCATTGATTTTAGTTGTATACATAATGTTTTGTTTATTTATATCCCAATATAATGAGCATTTACTTCTGTCACTAAAATTGTCAATAAAATATTTGAACTCTTCATCACTTACAGATTTTCCTATGCCTCGTTTGAAAGGTCGGGTTGCGTGTTTTACTTTTACATCTGTAATGTACAAATTAGGCGATTTTATTGATACACCTTTTCCTTTAATAAATTCAAATTCATCTTTACTTAATGTTCCAAACTGTACTCCAGAGTTATCTGCAAACCTTGTTTCTAGTACTCTTCCGACAAAGCTTCGTACATCTACTTTTTGTTTTAATTTATCGGTTTCATTATCAATATATCCACAATTGAAACAGTCTTTCTCTTGATTAGTAAACCATGTCTTCACTTTGTTTTTAAATCCTCTATTCTTGTAAAAACTACATTGATTGCAGTTCTTTGGAAAATAAGGATGAGTGTCGTTAAACATTTTGCCATCCTTTCCAGGATTGTTTTCAAGTCCTCGCTGTGCTGGTTCAATTGGAAGATCATCAAGAATATCATCTGGCGATGCAGGATCATCTGTAGATTCAAGAGAACATTTGCAGTTCCATCTATCGCCTGGATGATGTTTGTTCCAAAATGGATGTTCAACAGGTAAGGTTAATTTCTTCTCCCAGTAGCCACGATGCACGGCTTCTGCGTCAGGAGAAGTGGTAGGCATCCATCGCAAGTTAGGCATGATGTCTTTATTTTCCATGAATGAACGCCAATCCGCTGCGTTATGAGCTCGAAGAACCGCTGTGTTATACTCGGTTTTTAGCCATGAGCCGACATGGTGAGAAGATATAGAAGATATATCTTTCATCCACTTATCAAATGGCTTCAAGTTACCCTTGTCATCTATCAATTTTGAAGCCATGCTTTTGCCCATTGCATGTGTTTTAAAGGCTGCAAAGACTTCATTTGCATGCTTTACAGAATCTAAAAAGCCTTTATTGTGGTCAATAGAGAATTCGCCTTTTGATAAGCCTTTTGCCGTGGCATCGTTCATTATCTTTGTAAGCTCCTGCCACATTGTAGGCTCTATGGAGTTCTCAACATCGAAACCTCCATATATTGCATTCACGAACTCATCGAGCACGTCTAAGTCAAATTTAACTCCACTATCTATGTTATCAAAATGGGTGTGGCACGAACATTTTTTACCATAATAGAGTTCATCGACTAGAAGTCTGTAGTGCTGCCTTTTGCCCCTTTTGTTGGGGCTATTCCAAAAAAACTATTTAAACGCTGTTTAAATGAAGTTTTATTGTCGTTTGAATTCTCTTTTTCTTCCTCGTCTTTATCAGAATTAAGTGCTGCTTTTAATGCTTCTTTTTCTGCATTCTTTTGCTCTTTAAGAGCGTTGTAATCCTTTGGTTTTTCGATACCAAATGTTCTATATAAATAGTCATCATCGATTGGTAAACCCATTGCATTGCATTTTTGAACGATGTCTATTTGTTGTGAAATGTCTATTTTATCCTTTCTGCTATAGACGAATTCTCCACCTTCAGTGTTAAAACCTAAGCTATTGAAGATGTCTTTCATCTGATAGTTGAGAATGTCCAAAATAAACTCTCTATCATCTGCGTTCATCTCGTCCTCTTCTTCCTTGTGGACTGTTCCTAATGCCTGTGTTCCTGAACTTCCAACGTCCGTTGTTAGGGTGTTTCCTAAAATTCTGATAGATATTTTTCCATCCCAGTACTCTGCAAAGGTTTTGTAGAGTTCACTTGAACCTGTCTTATTACCTGCTTCAATGAGCGTTAAATCGCTATCTTTTGGATGAATATATACAGCGTTTGAGCCTTGACGTCTTGCATCCTGGATTAGCCTTCTTCTTGCTTCTTCATCGCCTGCATCGTATGTATATTCACGAATAGGCATACCAAATATGTTGCAGAATCTAGCCCAGTCGCCCATGTTTCCTTTTTTGTAAAGTACTGCAGGTAGGATTTCTGCAAATATACCTAAGCCTCTTTCGCTACCTATAAAAAGCATGTTCTGGAAGTTCTCAATGGGCAAACCATCCATGTCGCCTTGAAAGCGAAGTAGTTTCCTTTTAATTGGATCATAATGCTTTCTATTGATGCTTTCAAAGTGGATGTTCTGGTCTTCACCTATATATAGTTGAAGTAGCGTAAAACCCCAGAACTCCGATAATATAAGTTCTTTTCTTAACTCTTTAAACCATGGTGAGCGCAGCTGTTTGTTGATAACGTCGTCTGGCTTTCCATTGCGCTGAAATTCTATGGGTATTTGCGTAACACCACGTAAGCGTTTAGCCATGACACCTGAAAGGTGCAAGTCGAACGCTGCGCTTTCGTACATGTCATACAATCTTACACGATTTGAGTAATCAATGCTTTTTGCAGCATTAACTGAATTCATGTAAGTTTCAAGGTTAAAATGAAAGAGTTCAGGCATTTGCAATACAACGTCTGGTTGTCTCAATCCTGGTTGTGAAATATATCCACCTTGTACAATTTTATTTTTATTCTTTTTCATAACGATTAATCAAATACTGGTCTAACTTCTTCGCTTTTTATTTGCCAATTCGAGTTGTCCGAAAGCGCATCAGAAGGTAGCAAGGGTGCTCCTTCAACTGTAATATCGCCTTTCATAACTCCTTTAAGCCACGTTGTTGCACGTTCGTATCTGTCTTCTCTAATCTTAGACATCTTGTAGGGGTTATGTTGGCAAAAAATATGGTAGATAGCAATATCTAGAGCAAACATCAAGATGAGAGGATGTCTCTCTGCGCCTGTCTGTGAAAAAATTGCCTGGCAATCATATTTTTTATTGAGGTAGCTTTTCATTTCAGAGATAGCTCTATCCTCACAAATCTCTATTATTTGTGGATCATAATCCGATGTGCCTTGTCTTAAAAGGCTATCAAGTATTTCACGATGAATCGAAGCATCGTAATCTTCAAGTGATATAAAGTTTTGCATAACTTAAAATGTATAAGGGTTATTCTCGTTCAATTCATTGTAGCCAATTGTGTAAACTGGTTCGAGTTCATTTGTTTTGGTGTCTGTCATTGTAACACCACCTTCTACAGCGTCGCATCCATCGGCAGGATAAGGCATTGAAAGTTCGAAGAGCTTAAACTGATTGATAAGCTCTTGCATGTGTGGATTGTCTTTTTCTTCTTCGTTGAAGATGATGTTTCCTAGTCTATCTAAAGGCTCTAAGTTTGCCTCTATACGAGTTGCTTTGTCTGTCTTTTTTCGTGTATCTTCACGAATAAATAACTGCGTTTTGCACTTTGCACATTCATCACGAAGTAGCGGTTTAAAAACCTGTTGATAAAAAGGGTCTTGTAGCTTATTATTTTCGATATACCAATAAACGTTGGTCTTCTTTGCGACATACTTGTCGAGCTCAAAATACCACCCAATAAAGTTGGCGTTTGTTTCATGTGCTAAAAAGCCTTTTATAACATAGTACACGCCTTTAAGTTTACCAACCAGCCACAACGCTTTTGTAGAACTTCCTTTCTTCTTTGAGTCTGAATAGGCAGGGTCGCCATATCCAATAAGAAATTGGAACTTTTTTAACGGTGGAACTTTGCCATATACAAGATTCTTGAAAATTTTTCCCTCTGATACTGGGTTGTTAAAATACTCTCCCTGTTGCGCTTTGGTGCTAATCTTTGATAGCGTTCTATCTATCTGCTCTTCTGTATTCTTTGCAGGCCATGTACTTTTGCCATTTTTGTCACGAATATTCACGACATCCCAACTATTTGCAAGTTTGCCAGCTCTGGTGATACAGCAGTCTTTTGCAATGATATTACCACACCATATAACTAGTGTAGGCTCTGAAATAGAACGTGTAGGGTAAAGTGCTTTTTCCACCCAATCCCACTTTTTATTCAGTGTTACAGGATTTCTGCAATCTTCGTCTGTGTCGTAGTCGTCCATGTAAATGACGTCAGGACGAATGGCTTCATTACGCATACCACGAGGCGCAGAACCAGCACCAATGGCGATGAATTTAGCACCACAAGTGCAAGTGAATTCTCTATCAGTCCATTGACCCAATACTGGTTGCTTTCCATAAAACTGCTGTATTCTTGGATTGCTCTCAAAGTTGATTCTGTAAGGCGTCAACAAACGTACAGCAGCATCAATTGTAGCACTTGCAAGCGCAACAAACTTCTTGCGCTTAGTTAATGTGAGATACATTAACACGAACATTACAACTGTTGACTTTGCTAGCTCTCTAGACCACGAGAGAACTTCGTACCATTCATCATTAGCAATAAGTCGTTTTATTGCTTTAATATGGAAAGGCGCAAATTCGTATTTTGCATAGCTTGGAAAGAAGTATTTTATCCACTCTACAGGATCTTTCTCCAACCTCTCACGCATTTTATCAATGTCATAACGAGATAGAGATTCGTCTATGTCTATATTTTTTGCAAGTCCTTTATTGTACTTTTCCCAAATCGCAAGGGCTTGCTTGTCTGTCCATTTTACCATATTTATTTTTTGTTATTTGCCTGGTCTTTAATAAATGCGTCAAATAAGTTGTTGAATTCTTTTGCTTTATCAATGTCGATAGGTCTTAACCACGATAAAAAACGCATCGCAACGGACACGCAATCTGGAACACCGATATCGGATTCCAGTTTCTTGATAGCACCTGCAATCTTCGCAAGTGCATCTGCTTCTTGTGTTGTAGCAAATCGTTCACCTGGTGGACGTGAGCTAATATTATTATTGATTTCTACAATTTGATAACTCCATTGTGAAATGATTTGCTCTGGTGTAATTGTCTTTGAAGCCTTTATTTCCTGCCACTTTCCTTTTTCTGCCCATCTTGCAATCGTTTGTCTGGTTGTTCCAACTTTCTCTGCAATTTCTTCCTGGGTATAGTTACCATCAAGATATAGCGATTGCGCAATACTTTTTTTATTTAAACTGTTGTCTTTTGCCATTGTAATTCTTTTAATAATGTGTAGTGCAAAGTTCATATATTTTTTACTGAAATAAAAACGCTTTATTTATTGTATCTATTTGATTTGCAATGATATACAAACGTGCCGCAATCATGTAAAAGCCGTTTTTTTTATCGAAAAGTGCTCTTTATATTTGCAAAAAATTTACAAACGAAAATGACACATAGCAGCATTTTTAATACCATCCCAGGCGATGGAGAAATCGCAATTCTTTTATATGGAAATGTGGGCGCAAATCAGCAAGTAGATTCAGAGAGAGTAGTATCAGAATTACTCGCTTTAGAAAAGATGTACAACAAGATTGATGTGCGCATCAACAGCACTGGTGGCGATGTCTTTTCAGGCATAGCGATTTTCAATGCACTTAGAAACAGCAAGGCTAATATAACAATGTATATAGATGGCGTTGCTGCGAGTATTGCAGGCATCATCGCTTTGTGTGGAAAGCCTCTATACATGTCGCCTTACGCAAAGCTTATGCTTCACGCTGTTAGTGCTGGAGCGTATGGTAAAGCTTCAGAGCTTCGAGAAACTGCAACCCTAGTTGAAAGTTTGCAGAATGATCTTGCATCAATGATTGCAGGACGTTTAGGACAAAACAAAGAAGAGATTGTGGCTAAATACTTTGATGAGAAGGACCACTGGATTAGCGCACAAGAAGCTTTAGAAATGAAGCTAATAGATGGCATTTACGATATGAAAGGTGAAGATGTGAAAGCATCTACAACCGAGGAAATATACAATTACTTTAACAACAGGCTTGAGCAGCCTTTAAATGACAATAAAATGACATTAAAAGATCACTTAAAGAGCGTTGCATCATTTGCAAATTTAGCAGACGACAACGCAATTTTAGCTCATATCAATGAGCTAGAGAATGCAGCAACTAAAGTTGAAGCACTAGAGAAAGCAGTTGATACTTACAAAGAGAAGCTAGCTGCTTTGGAGCAGAAAGAAATTACATCTTTCATTGACAAAGCTATTGCAGAAGGTAAAATTACCAACGAACAAAAAGAAAGCTTTACAAATCTCATGAACAGTGATAGAAAGAACACAGAAGCATTGATTAACTCAATGAAAGCAAATCCTTTTGTAAAGGCTTCTTCTATCTTTGCTCCTGAGAACAAAGGCGCAGAAAACATCGCAAATAAGACTTGGAACGAACTCGACCAAGCAGGCGAGCTTGCAACCCTTCGTGCAGCTTCTTTTGACACTTTCAAAGCGAAGTATAAAGAGAAGTTTGGAATTGATTATAAGGAGTGATCCTCTGTAATACATCTCACCTACATTTACTTATTATTTACTTATTTATTGGTTTAAATTAAAACAAAATTACAATGGCATTAAACAAGGAAATTTGGCAGCAGTCTTTGGTGGAGAACTTCTATCCATCGAACTCATTTGCTGAAAAATCAGTAGACGATTCAGTTTACGTTTCAAACCACAAGGTGCATATCCCCAATGCAGGTGCTCCTTCTGGTGTTAAGAAGAATCGCCAAACCAAACCTGCAACTGTGAATCAACGCACAGACAACGATTTGGAATACGTAATCGACGAACTCACAACTGATCCAATCTATATTCCAAATATAGATACTGTTGAGTTGTCTTACGATAAGCGCACCAGCATCTTGCAAAATGACAAGTCGCAACTTCAAGAAGTAGCACACGTGAACTTGCTTGAGCGTTGGGGTAAACTTGTTCCAAAGGAGCAGGTAATTCTTACAACAGGCACAAAAGAAAGAGATGCACACACTTCTGCAACATCGATTGGAAAGCGCAAGCGAATCTGCAAGGAAGACGTTATCAACTTGATGACAAAATTTGATGCAGACAACATCCCTGAAGGTGATCGTTATTTGCTCCTAGACGCACACATGTACGCTGATTTGCTTGCAGATCTAGCAGATACAGATAAGTGGGCTTTCACAAACTCTGCAGACGTTCAACGAGGCATTGTTGGAAACCTTTATGGCTTCAACGTCATGAAGCGTTCAAAAGTTCTTCGTGTGAAGAACGACAAGACTTTGCTTCCTTGGGACGAAGCTGGAGAAGCTGGAGAATTGGCAGCAGCGCTTGCATGGCACAAACTTTCAGTTTCACGTGCAATGGGTGAAGTGAAGATGTTCGATTCTGAGAACAACCCACTTTACTATGGTGACATCTACTCATTCTTGCTTCGCACTGGTGGTTCTGTTCGCAGATACGACAAGAAAGGTATTTACTTGCTAGCTGAAGCTGCGAAATAAAAGGAGGTTTGAGTATGTTACCAAGAATAAAAATTCAACTTCTTAATGGTCAATTAGGCATCGTCGGGGATTCTCCCGACGGCTTATTTGCCCTCGTTTGTGCAGCTGTAGCAGTTGCAGAAACTTTCAAACTTGACACTTCATATAGCGTTCATTCGCTAGATGATTTGAAGAAGTTAGGCGTTACAGCTGAAAATAATCCACGCTTATTTAAGCACGTTTCAGACTTCTATAATGAAGTACCAGAAGGCACAAAGGTGATTGTATTTGGCGTGGACAAAACAAAAACATTCACCGAGCTTTGCGATAAAGAAAGCGGTGTTATTAAAGACTTGATTACCTCTGAAAATGGTGCTCTTCGAGGCATCTTTGTAGCTGGAGATGGTCGAGAAGCAACAGCAACAACGCAAGGACTTGATGAAGATGTTTTTACAGCTTTACCAAAGGCTCAGCAACTTGCAGAGTGGGCAACAGAGAGCCTTTTTGCACCTCTTTTTGTTGTTCTTGAGGGTCGTGGATTTAAAGGTGCAGCACCTAAATCTTTGCGTAAAGAGAAATACAATCGTGTAGCAGTTCTTATTGGTGATACCACTAAATCTTCTGAAGGTGCTGCCGTTGGAACTCTAGCTGGAAGATTAGCTATCATTCCAGTTCAACGTAACGTTGGACGTGTTAAAGATGGTTCGCTATTCCCTCTTGAGATGTTCTTAGGTGAAAATACCGTGGAAGAATCTTTCGGTCTTGTTTCTGATTTGTACGACGCAGGCTATATCACTCCTCGTAAGTATGTAGGCAAAAGCGGATACTACTTCGTGGATGATCAGATGGCTTGCGAGCAAACCGACGACTACTCGCACTTAACTGCTCGAAGAACTATTGATAAGGCTTATCGAATTGCCTATAACGCACTTCTTAACTTCATGTTAGATGAGCTCACTGTGAATGAAGATGGCACATTGCATCAAGGCGTTGTGATGGCTTGGCAGCAAGAAATCGAGAATGCTATCAATCGTGCAATGACTGCAGCAGGCGAACTATCTGCAACAGAAGCAGGCGAAGGCTGTAAAGCTTTCATTGATGCTTCGCAGAATGTTCTTGCAACTAGCAAAATCAATGTAACTATCAAAGTTAGACCATTTGGCTATTCACGCTTTATCGACGTGAATTTAGGCTTCTTGGTTGAAGAGAGTGGAAAGTCAAAAGGTAAAAAGTAAAATAATGCAAGGTAGGTTAAATCCTACCTTGCTATAAAACTTAAAAGATATGTTTAATTCAAGAGAGTATGAATGGGCAGACATCACCGTTGTAATGGGTGGACGCAACATTACTGGCTTGCGTGGCATCAAGTACAACATTAAGCGTGAAAAGGAATTGCTCCATGCAAAGGGCAATAAGCCTCACTCTGTACAGCGTGGTAATTACGATTACAGCGGTGAAATTAGCCTTGTGCAAAGTGAGTATTTAGCACTTCGTGAAGCTGCTAAAGGTGATATTTTGAACACGTCGATAGACATCGTCGTTGCGTATGGCGACCCATCGCAAGGTGATGCCATGACAACAGACATTCTTATCGGTGTAGAATTTACAGAAGATAATACAGAGTGGAAGCAAGGTGACAAGAACCTTGAAAAGGCTATTCCATTCATTTTTTTAAACAAAAAACAAGCGTAAAAGATGAAGTTTACAAAAGAGCAAATTAAAGAGTGGAAAGCTAAACACGGTGAGCTTTTCGAGATTACAGTAGAAGATAAGAGTTGCATTTTGCATCGTCCAACTCGTAAGGATTTATCTTATGCTTCAGCGGTGAAAGATCCAATCAAGATGAGCGAAGTAATGCTGAATGCCTTATGGGTTGATGGCGATGAGGAAATTAAAGAGGATGACTCTTTGTTCTTAGCTGCAATTCAAAAGATGCAAGACATCTTGGAGGTGAAAGAAGCAGAAATAAAAAAGCTCTAGAAGATGCTGAGGTTGATACTTCGGATGGTGTAGACATCCTATTTTGGGACACCGTACTCCGCTATTACCTTTCAATAGACCCAAACGAAATGCCCGACGAGGTTTGGGCGCAAACTATAAAAAATCTGAGTGAAATAAGAAAGCTAGAAAAGGATGGATAATGCTTTAAAATTTTTAATAAAGATAACGGCAACGCCAGGTAACACTTTGGCAACTGCTCGTCTTTGTAAGGATCAGCTTGATAGCATAAAATTAAAGTCATTAGAGGCAAAGAATGCACTCAAAGACACGTTTAATTTTAGTTCTTTCAAGTCTGGTTTAATGAGCATCCCAGGTATGGCATTCTTAATGAATCCTACAACGCTCATCGGTGCTGGTATCGGTGCTGTTTCACGTCTTGGAGCACAAGTCGAGAGCACCGCTGTAGCGTTTAAAACACTTGTTGGAGATGAAACTAAAGCAGGTGAAATGCTTAAAGAAATAGGCGACTTCGCAAACCTCTCTCCGTTCGAAAAAATGGAACTCGTCGAGGGTGCGCAACAGATGCTTAACTTTGGTATTTCAACTGAAAAAGTTTTGCCACTGATGAAGCAGTTAGGTGATATTTCAGGAGGTAATAAAGACAGGTTCGCATCTCTTTCACTTGTGATGGGTCAAGTATCTTCTACAGGTTACTTGATGGGTCAAGATTTGCAACAGTTTATCAATGCTGGATTTAATCCAGTTTATGAACTTTCAGAGATGACTGGCAAGTCTGTTTCAGACCTCAAGGACATGATGTCTAAAGGACAAATCACTGCAGAAAATGTAGCGCAAGCAATTGCACATGCAACTGGTGAAGGTGGTAAGTTCCACGGCATGATGGAAGCTAAAAGCCAAACCCTGGAAGGTAAGCTTTCAACACTTCAAGATACAGTTGTAACCAGTGCTGAAGAGCTTTCAAAGGGCATTAATAGCCCTATTGGTGAATTGGTTGATCAAATTACCGCCATTATTCCAACTATCACAAATGGATTACAGATGGTATTCAGGGCGTTTGGTGCATGCATCAAGTTTGTGATGAAGTTCAAAACCGAATTAGCAATACTTGGAGGAGTTGTGCTAGCTATCTTCACTATGTGGAAAGTCTACAATGCAGCGTTAGCAGCTTATTTGGTTGTTTCAAAACTTTGCCAGGCAGCAACTGTTATTTGGACTACAGTTCAATGGGCATTGAACGCAGCAATGACAACAAACCCTATAGGATTTGTGATTACTGCAGTTGTCGCACTTGTAGCAGCGATAGGATATGCCTGGGTTAAGTTTGCAGGCTTTAGAGCCTTCTTAATCACAATGTGGGACACGATAAAGCAGTTCGGAAATATCTTAAAAGACTTCTTGATTGATAGAATTACGGACTTGGTGAAAGGCTTAGGCAGTGTTGCGACATCACTTTA